GTCTCCTTCGAAATATTTTTCTACTTTTGTCATTGCTTCTTCCAAAGTCACGGCAATGACTCTAACATATGCTATACCAGCACTGATGGACATATCAAAAGGAACAGGTCCATTAAAATTAAAACTATCGGGAACAGTATATTGAACCTCAAACTCCCTCAAGTTTTTTATTCGACTCATTATGTTATCAAATTCTTTATTCATGGTATTCAGTGAGATTCGCCATCTATAATATTATTATACATGATTTCTTTAACCGTGTCAACTCTTTCTTTGGAGTTTTTAGCTCCTAATATTACTATGGCATGTTTACGATTGTTTTGTTCTACCATAATTGCTACACAATAACCGGCTGGGTTGGTAAATCCAGTTTTACTCACAATTACATTATCAAACTCAAAAAGAACCCTTCTGTTTGTATTATACAGAACGATTTTTCTTACCTTCTTCTTAAACTTAGTTTCTATAAGAGTTTGTTTTCTTATACTTATATTTTTTATTGTTGGATAATTTGATGCCGCAATCACCATATTCACAACTTCATTTGCAGTTGAAATATTACCCATATTAAGTCCTGTTGGATCTTTAAAATAAGTAGAATTCATACCCAAATCACAAGTTTTTTTGTTCATGGCCTTTAAGAAAGCATCTCGACCACCAGGATAATCAGACGCTAAAGTTTCAGCAGCTGCGTTATCACTACGAATTAACATCGCTTCAAATAATTCACCTCTAGTGTATGACTTTGGTGGCAAACTAGACTTTACTTTTCGTACTAGATTTAATTGTTTATTCATATCAGTACTGTAATCCAAAGCTACCATGGCGGTCATGAGTTTTGTAACACTAGCTATAGAACGAGTATCACTAATATTTTGATTGAACATGACTTTATTTTCAGAAACATCAAAGTGAATTATTGATGGTTCCGAACGCTTTGCATAAGAAAAGGTGCAAATAGTCAATGCAATTGTTGTTATTATTATTCTAAGCATTTAATATTTTCCTTAAAATTATTTTGTTTTTTGTTTGGTCTTTGTTCAAAAAATCATTATATTTTAAGACTTTCATTCTATACGATGGCCATATAATAGTATCTTCTATTTTTTGTTTCCACATTGGAAAAAAATTTAAAATAGAATTCAGAACACAAAGAGTTTCTATTTCAATCTCTTTTCTCATACATGATGTAAGTAACTTGGGATGAGAACCCTGCTCGGGCACTAATAACTCATTTGGATTTTGAACATTGGAAAATAGTTTGATACAATCATTCTCGAAAACATATGAGAACGACTGTATCACCTTTTTTCTTTTCATATGATGCACATCAGCATCTTCGTTCAATAAATCTCCAATCCAGAGTTTTTCATTGTTCACTAAATTTGATACAATGAAAGATACCAGATCATCTTTTAGATTAAACTTCTTTGAAAGTTTAGTGAAATGCCATTTATCTTTTCTGTTTTCAAAAGAACTCAAACTAACATTTGTTTTCCCATTATATTTAAAGTAATCATATGATTCCTGAGTAAAATGTAGTTTGAGTGCGTTGTATATTCCAAAAGCCTCATAACCAGTTATCATATTGGCAGTCGATTACCTTTCACCTTCAATAAATTATTATTCATAGCTTCACTCTCAATCTTAGCCTTAAGGTTTTGATTGATGAGTGAAGCAGCAACCTCTATTTCAAGACCAGTTTGCTTACAGTGCTCAACTATGGCTTCAATGTAGTTGTAATCAGTGTTTGCAACTAATGATTCAATAGTTTTCGCAAATTTAAGCATTTCGTCTTTTGTCGGCATAAATTTCATACCTTACAAAGATTTTGCAAGTGGGCATTCTGGTTGATAACAATCATGTCTAGCCATAATATCTATTGCGAAACCACAAATATTACATTTATCAGATTGTGACATCAATTTCTTAGCATCTTCATTCCACGATGATAGAGAATCAACTATAAAATTTATACTACTTGGACTATTCGTGTGTTCGTTTGACAATTCTATATCAGTACCAACTATATCAATTTCACCATCAATATGAAAGGTACTTCCTTTCAAAAAATAACCGAAATTTTCTAGAATTTCATCTAACGAATCTGCATAGAATTCTGTAGAATTTTTCCAATTGGAGTATTCATCTTCACATGTAAATGTATATTTCATTTTACGACCGTTTCATAAAGAGTTTCAAATTGTTCATGTACTGCAACTTCCTCATCATAATTTTGTTTATGATATACTTTCACCATCTTAGCGACAAGTTTTTTCGGTAGTTGAAGATCCTTTGCAATATTAGTTGTTGCTTCTTTAATATAATCCTTTTCGCCTTCCATGCGTGTCAATGAATTTGAACATTCTTTCAACACAACCAGAAGTTTCTCGCGGTCAGCAGGATTACTAAGTACATTTACTGATAATTGTTGTACAGCCATAATGAAAATCTCCTATTTTATTTGTAACGTGTTCCAGATGCAGCATGAGTAACGCAGATAATATCATCACCTCTCGCATATGAGCAACGAACTGAAAGTGGATCTATTCCTTTGGAGATAGCATTTTCAATATTCGATGCCATCAATTTGCGTTCGTTCAATCCGTAAATGCAGACAGCAACAATAGCTGAAATAAGTACTACTGTTACAGAAAAAATTACCGCATAACTTTTGTTGTTTGATTCACTACTCATTAAGTTCTCCATAGTTTAAGCATTCCATTTAGTTTTGTTGTAAAAAATATGTCTACCAATATAAGCTGTTCTTCTCATATTAGGCCATCCAGGTGAAACATAATCTGCATGGTAGAAAAGAGCACCTTTAGTTGGGTCATTCATCTTATCATGATTCAAATAAAAGTTTAAAGACAAGTCAACAATACTATTATACAACGAATTGTTGCGTGTTGTCAAGCCATTATTCTTCAATATCGCCAGAGGTTTATCTTCACAATACCAAGAAAATTGGCAAACAACATATCTTTCGAAATATGTTTTCTGTTTAACTACATCGCAATATGTATTGGGAAAACGTCCACTTTTCATTCTATTCAAAGTGACAAAAGCTACTGCAATTTGACCTTCAGTGGGTTCGTGTGCAGATTCAAAGTAAATGTTTTGCGCTAAACATTCTACTTGTTTTCTTGCATCCATACTTAAATCACTAAATTTTACATTTAGTTTTGTAGGTATCGGTATTTGCGAAAAAGCAAATGCAAAGAAACCTAAGAATATAGCAAATAATATACTTGATAATACGGTTAATAAACGCATATTTTCTCCTTGTTAGTTAGAGATGTGCCGAAGCACATCTGGTCCCGTCAGGCAGACTTTTTGCTCTGTGTCTTTTCTGCTGTGATGTTAGAAACGAACCCATTCAAAGACTGAGCTTTGTTTATGATATCGTTTTCTGTGGGATAGTTGGGATATGGTGGATGATCAGGTATTGGTTGTCCGTTTAGTTTAGCGGACTCTACCTTCATATGCCACTCATTTGATAGACGCTCTTTGTTAGAATGATATTCTTCTAGCAAAAGTCCTTGCGCCATTTTTAAAAGTTCAAGACGAATCTCAAACGGTGTAAGATTACTCATTTACTTCTCCTGTGTGTTGTGTGTATATCGGCGAACCGATATATCTATTTAGTGTTTTTATTGCTTAAAGTGGTGGTTTTTCGGAACAAGTCCGGGTGATGCCACCAAACCCACTATTTCAATTAACGATTTGCGATATACATCGTGATTTCGAAACCAAAACGCATATCTTGTGCAGTAGGTTTAGTCCACATATTTCTCTCCTTTTAATATAGTGACAGTATTAGCTGTCTGTTTATGTATTGAAAAACTCATAAAAAAGTTCTACTGATAATCATTAAAAATCTATGAATATGAATTTACTTTCACATACCAAAGGTTATAGCGGGAAATTCAGCTTCTCCGAATCGATTCTCAATCAACTCAACTAAAGAATTCATACATTCTTCCTCATCTTCACCATTTATATTTAAAATTAAAACACTGTTCGAGTAAAGAAAACTACTTGCAGATAATAACATTAATTCAATTATTGATTTGCCATTTGCAGTCTTTTCTCCATGAGTTACGACTATCTCACTTTTATAGTTTAATGAAGTCTCAACAAATTTTAATGCCGCTCTAGCATGAAGTCCTAATTCATTTATAAGTTTAATTTCTTTAGTAATCATTTTTTTTCTTCTTTTTATAATTGATGCAAGGTGATTGGGTAATAAGGACACCTTGCGAAACCTCATCTAGAGTTTTTAGGCTGCTAGAGCGAACGTTTCATCGTTTGCGTTTACTTTTTTTGCTTGATTTACGGTCATCGCCTACCGTGTTGTCCATATCCTTACTCATTGCCCTGTCGAAACCATGTCACCCCCATCAAAAGCAAGTTGGAGCTACTTATTATACCAACATTCAGGAACCGTAGCGGCCGCACAGTGTCCGAAGCCATTTGCTTTTGGTGGAGGTGGCGGGAGTCGAACCCGCGTCCAGAACACCTTTCATTCTACTTCATACAACAATACTCACATTATTACATAATATAGATTATTTGTCAAGCTTTATCTACTATAAGGTTTTAATTGTTGCCCTATAGTAACTACACACAAAATATTTTCTGTATGTTTTTCTACCAAAGTCCAAGTTCCAGTATTTGGATTTACAAATAGAATTGTTGGATAAGAATTAATCGATTCTTCTGTACCGTCATTTATTTTTCTATGAGATATCATATGTAACAAAGGTTTCTCACCATATTCATCCAAAGAAGAATAAATTACTTTATCTTCGGTGCAAATTATCTTAGTTTGTATCAGATCAAATTCTTGTTGTTCAACATTCGTATTATTACCAATTGCCATTACTGGAAATAGCAGTAACGGTAGAAGAAATTTTTTCATTTGTCCAATACCTTTCGATATAAGATTGGAGTTCTTCCAGGTATTTAGACTTTTCTCTGATGAAAATCTGAGGTGTTCCTTCTTCATTTGCAATCGCCACTACTATCTGTTCTACAGGTATACCAGTTCTTTCTTCGAACATCACCGCATAAGCGGTACACTGAACAAAATAATTCTGAATCCATTCTTCTTTTTTCTCTTTTCTAGAATTTTTATAGTCAATTATTGATACTTTGTCATTCCATAGGGCAACACAATCTGTTCTACCTGCCAGTTTTAATACATCACTGTAAAGTGGTAATTCTAGACCAAAAACATCTCCAACATTCTGGTCTATGTGTGGCCTTAATTGCATGAAGAAGTCTTTTATATCAGGCATCATCATGCGAATTTTAAAATCTGTTAATTCATTCAGTAAATACTTCTCACACATTTCGTGTAATTTTGTACCCCTATCGGAAGATTTTTTAGTTATTCTATTGGCTTCTTTTTCGCCGACTCTTTGACGCCATTCGTCCAAATGTTTTTTATCGGTAGAATGGGATAGAATAGTGGTAATTGAAGGGTAGAGATTTCCTCCCGGTGTCTTATACACTCTACCCTTCTCTGTAGTTGTGGATTCTAATTCATAATCTAATCCATCTATTTTCACATGATTAAAATTCATTAAACTTTATGTTAATACAAACTTTCCTATGTTAGTGTTGTTTATTAATTGTATTTCCTGTCTATCGGAAAACCATCTTTCAAGATCATCAAGTAATTCCCTTCTCCCTAAGTTACCTCTAATATGTTGCCTTAAAATAGGTATTTTAGTGCGAGTGTCCTTTCTTTTTGCCATAGTCTCTCCTTTACAAAAGAAAGTTAGCATAATATAGAACCTTCTCAAATTATTTGTTTTTCCATTTTTCTACAATCTGATCCGTCTTAACTTGTTTAATTGATCTTCTACCATGTTGTCTACCCACTTTACTATTTGGATGAGCTTCTGCGACTTTGGATAAAACTTCTTTCCAAGTATCGTCAGTTTTCGAATGAATATCGCCGACCATACTGGATATACCAAATGTGGTCAGCACCTGTCTAATGTGGGAATTTTTTTCGAGGAGTTCTTCTTTGGATGATATACTTAAGAAATCATCAAATTCTTCTCCAGTTTCAGTATTCAAGAATCTATATGTTGGCATTATTATCTACTGCATCGATGTACCAAATGGGAGGTTGTCTCTTAGTCCATTTAGCGAAATGATTTTTCTTTTCCAAATAATATTTATGATACGATGCTAAAGAATTACCGGCAATCTTACATTCATCAGGCATCGCTGGTGTCGGATCGGTAAAAAAACCAACTTTAATATTTTTTGGAATCGCACTTAATACTGTATATAGTCTGGCGCAGGCATGTATTTTTCCATAACGATATGTATATTCATCAAGTAAATGTTTCCACATATTGTACAACCAAATATAGTTTAAATCTGAGGTGCGAGCCCAAACAGCCGATGGATGATTGATGTGTGAAGCTTTCATCAACGTCACTTCACGATCATCATTCAATCGCCATCGTTTAATCTTACGGTTATTCGCAGTCAAATCATAATATTCTTGTCCGTCTAAAACACGATGCGCCGTTGACATAAGTTGTGCATACTCAATAATCATTTTCACCACATGTTTATCGAGGTGCATTTCTGCACATTCTTTAGGGTTTTTGCTGAGATAAAAGATATTCATTTTGTTTTTTTAATTCATAATATTCACGGGTAAACGCTTCAAACAATTCGAAACACTTTTCACCTCGCATTTGAATTATATGTTTTAAACCCACCAGTGTATTAGCAATATCATCACTTGAAGGATCTTTTTCCATTACATTTTCATAGAGCAATTGAATATCTTCATCCATTCCCCACAAACGAATGATAGCTTGTTCTAAATCAAATTGTGTCATTACCAACTCCCGTCACTAATGTAAAAGTTTATATGTAAAAATAAAAAAGAAACAATGAAGGTATAATCATCCCAAGGATCTACTTGTTTATAGAACCTTGGAATATAATACCAATGAAGTGGATTTATGGGTATACTGATGGT